GTTGTAGAACTTAAGTACGTTAGGGCTTGCACCCGTATCAACCCACATGTCTCCGGCATTTGCAGATGTTGGTTCAGATGGTGATACGTACACACGGCCTCTGTTCGCAAGTAATGTTGATAGACCGTTGATTTTGTTTGTGGGTACTTCGTCATCGGCTACCGCTATTTTTGCAAACGGTATAAACCCGTCAGTGTTTGTGAACTTATCTTCTGTCATCAAGCCAGAAACACGAACCTGTGAGGTGTCTTCCACAATAATAAATGTGACGAGGTCGCCTTGTGTAAGAGCAGATGTAAAAGTTATAGTAGAGTTTGCAGGCTGTTGGGTGTAGTCGTTTGTACCACCTTGACGTTGTAGTACGCCGTTTCGATACACGAGAACTTTTTGATCCTCGTTGTGTACGAACGGAAACACAGCTTGCGATGTACCAGCTAAAACGTCTTCTCTTGTAAAGCCGCTATCGTTAGCTGACTGTACTTTGTAGATTGTTATAAGGTCATCTGCTTGAGTAGCCTGTGTAAGCGTCACTGTATTTGCTACATGGCTGTTGCTATATGCGGTTGTTGCTTGCAACGCGCCGTTTACATAAACAACAATAGCGTCTGCTGCTTCGTGGATAAAGTTAAATACTGTGCTGCCAGTTGGGTAAGCAATGTTACCTTCACCGTCTGCTTCGTTAATAACAATGTCCATTCTGGCAGAGAACAGTGGCGCACCGATTGTGCCAACGTCAGAGCCAGAAGCCCCTTTAAGGTCTGCTATAGAGGCAATGGTTTCCCATCCTGTCTCACTGTCTGTGTAAGAGCCAACTCTATATTGAAGACCACCAGTGTTATCATTTCTTAGTTCAACGGGTGCTTGTAAAACACCTGCTTCATCAAACAAAACCTTGATTAGTTCTGCTAGTGTAAAGTCACCAACTTCTGCGGAGTTTAGATAGCGCACAATGTTTTCAATATCGGCACCGATGTTTCCACTAGAAGTATGGTTCCCGGGGTATAGTACCTTTAGGCGTGCCATCTTTATTTCTCCTTGTGCATAAGAAAGGCGAAACTGATAATCGTGACTTCACTATCGACGTCTTGATCCTCAGTTTTAAATCGGAGGCGAACCCCCCGAAATACGTGGTTAAAAGGAAACGAGTAGTCGCTTCGCAAGGGGCTGTCGCCCCAATGCGGATCGCCCTCAAGTTTGTCTAGGTTGACCTCTAGAGAAGCCATTAATCTATCTTGGTCGTCCAATGCTTCGACAAAGAAACGGCCTTTGCCAGAAGCTTGTAAAAGAAATGTGTGTGTACGCTTGGTGCTGATAAAGTCTCCAAGCCAAAGGACAGGAGTTTCTGCGACCATAGGAGATCGACGTAAATCAGCTAACCCTGTGTCTTGGTCAAACGTACGGTCTGTACTTTCGTACACTCCATCTGCCGTGCCGAACATAAGACGTCCGCCCAAGAACGTACCGCATTTTGGTAGCAGTGTGTCGCCAAGTTGAAAGTTCACAAGTTCGTAACCAGCACGGAAGTTCATGCTTAATCGTTCTGATTGCTGCCCACCGGGTCTAGGAAAGAACACATGATATGTTTGCGTATCAGGGTCGAAAACCGCAGATATTTGTCTAGGGTCTGGTGTAGTCTTTACAAGTTCTTGGTACAAAGGCTCGATCTCGTCAGAGAGCGAGGCTTCCGCAATGGTGATACCGTTCTGCTCTGATCGCATGATTGAGTGAATACCGCGACGGGAACAAAAGATAAGGTCAGATCCAGCATTGACGATTGTGTTGTGTGAGATACAGCCGATACGCAAGTTCGCACGACTGTCTAACTGCCACTGTTCGAAGTCTGGGTCGATGATGTAAACGAGCGTCTGGTCTTTCGTGAACACGGCGAGACGGTTTGCTTCAAAGGAACCAAGGCCAATAATCTCGTCTGCTGTACCAATAAGGTTCGATATGTCGATAAAGGCTGCACGTGTTACCTCTTCGGTAATAGCCTCTTCTTCTAAAAAGATGTCTGGGTTGTCAACGCGAGAAAACTCGACGACTGTAGGTCTGTCTTTAAATCCAGAAACAGCTAGGCGTCTTTGGATTGGAACGCCGAACGCAGGTTTGATCGATGCGGTTGCAGTAGAAAACTGAAAGCCATCGTATCGATACATGCGCGTATCATCGCAAAAGATATGCACCTTACCTTGAAAGTTTGTCATGGTAACGATTGCGTCTTTTGGAAATGCCGCGTCTACTCTGTGGCCTCTGTCAGAAGAGAGGTGTGTATTCGCAGCATCTTCCTCTGCGTAACACACACCCTCACGGTTGTAGAACCTTAACGACTTTACAGGAAAGCGGTTGGAGCCACTATGTAAAAAGAATTTTGGATCGCGTATTAACTGACCGCGATAGTCAACGTAACAGTTATCAAGAAGCCAAAAGTTTTGCTGCTCTTGAGTTTCCATAGCTGCGATGTCGCGTGAACGATCAATGCCACGAAACCCATAATAGGTCGTGGCCTGACTGTTTACCGCTATTGGTGCATAGGCTAATCTTGCCATTATTTATACCGCTTATTACTGCCGCCATCTTTGATATTGAACTCAATCTTCTTGTTGCCCATATCACGCTCAAGAAGTGTGTCCGTTAGGTTTGCTTGGTATAGCTGTAAGAATACCATAGCTTTCTCGCTACCTTGCTGGATAAAGTAGTGAGCTGTTAGTCCGTCGATCATAACCAAGTCTGGAATAGCGCGACATTCAGTTGGGTCATTGTAGTAGTCGATGTCTTCGCCACTCCAGTAAGGATGGCGTCTAACTTCTTCGACTACCCTGTTCGCAAGTTCTATAAACATCATCATTACTTCGCCGTCGATACGGGAAGGTGAATAGTTACCAGCTCTTGTGAGCGCAGATCGAACTAAATCCTCAAGCGGTGTGTTGGCTTTTTGGGCCGCAGCAAAGGGCTTTACAATACTCTTTTCTGCTACCGTCGGGGAAGTAGTCGCGGTGCCACCTGTTGTGGAGGATGACGCGCTACCTGATGTAGAACTTCCGTATGATGACATTACTCTTCCTCGTCTAACTCAACGATACGTCCTGACCAAATATGGTGATGTTGCTTTGCCATCTCTAAAAGATCTGTAGGTATTTTCCATGTGACGTACGCACGTTGGATGTCCCACGTTCCTTTTATTTTGATGTCATCGCCTAATCGAATATCCCATGCGCCGTTCTCTGGTTCAGAAGAAATCCACATAGAATATGCAGGTGCAGCAGGCTTTTTAGGCGCAGCTTTCTTTTCCTTCTTTGGCTTTGGTGCTTCAATATTATCCTCAGTCCACGCCTCGTTTTCTGGTGTGTTTGGATCGTCAGCGATAAAATGTCCGTCTTTTGTGCGAGCGCGTTTACGTGCCATATAAATCTCCTAGAATGATCTGTATTATTTATGGGGGTTTTGGGAGATACTGTCGTCCCATGCGAAAGGGCGACCGAAGCCGCCCCTTGCTTTTCCAAAACTGTTAGGCTTATGCCAAGTTTGTCCAGTTTTTGATGTATGTATGAACTTTGTCTTGCATAAGTTCCAAACCACACTCGGTTAGGTACTCGTGCTTGACTGCGTCCGCGTCAGCTTGCTGACGATCACGCAATAGTTGCGTATCACGTCCGTCCATGTGACGATACTTCAAGTATGGGAAGTCGATGATAACAGCAGCGTTATCCATACCCGGTACTTGACGGAATTGTGGGTGTAGATGAACCATAAGATCTCCCGCGAAAGTAGTGTATTGAGTTAAATTAACTCCGTACGCACCTTCGACAGCAGTTGGTTGCCATCTGTCTTTACCCATTTTTTGTAGGTGTCCAGCAACTTTAGCACCGCAGAACATAATCTTCTGCTTAGAGCCAAATGCAAAAACATCTTCGATCAAAGCGCGATCAAACTGATCCTCAGTCATTGAGTTAGACGCTGTCGAACGGTCAATCACGTTTGACATTGTGTTAATCAGTCCGCCTGTGAAGCGAAGTGGTTGTGCAGTCGAGCCGTTAGCTTCGTGCTTTTTACCAAAGAACATGGCACGCTCAATATCTTGCATGTGCAATTTAAGAGCTTTGGTAGCCATCTCGTCTTCTTTATCGCCAGTACGCAAGTTAGTCGCACGCAATGTTTCCGTCACTGTGAATGAGGTACGGAAAATTTGTGTGAAGTTGCTTGCTACTGTCGCATCAAAACTCACTCCTGTAGGTGAGTTCGCACCTTCTTCGTAGGCTGTGCCTGCGATGAAGAGCTTCGCGTCATCTGCAATGGTGTGTGACGTACCGCCGATATTACGTTCAACAGTTAAACCTGTTGCCGTACTATCTGCTGTACACCGCATTACCTCACCAGTTTCGCTGTTCACGACGATTGTGCCTTTAACGGCGAACAAGTTGTCGTTACCTGCGTCGATAGTGATTGCAGTTGTTGATGCAGAAGAAACAGCACCGTTTACTGTCAATGCTCTCTCAGGAAGTTCGTCCCTAAAATTCTTAAATTCAGGGTCATCCGTACTTTCTGATGATGTCATTGACAAAAGTGCGTTCAATGGCGCGTTACCATTGGGTTCTAATAACGTGAATAATTCACGGTAGTTCTTGGGGCGAAAGTCAGTATTAAACTCACCTGTTCCCCGCAATCCTTGTAGAGCTGCCATAGCAGAAATCCTTTCATTCCAAGGGGTTTTACGTTTTGTGCGAGGTACGCAAGTAAGACGCGGAAATCACGCCGTCCTTCTCTTGTCCCGTATTTGTTCGGTGTTGGGGCCGTAGCGCCTGCCGTACAGGAGCAATGTACGACAGGGCTAGGACTTTGTCGTCCCTATGCTTTAGTACGACCTTGTTGTATCGCTTGACCCATAGCTCGCGCTGCAAGTCTAGACATATCATCGTTCTTAACGTTTGATTGTCCTACTGCTGGCCCTTTGTTTGGAGACTGCATAAACGCTTGGCGTCGCTGCTGTACCTCTTGGAGCCTTTGAAGCTCTGGCCCATTCTTTGCGTTCTTGAAGTCTTGCATAACTTTGTTTGTTAAACCTTTGTCTGCAAAGTCTTCTGCTGTGTAGCCACGCTCCCCTGCGAACGCCATGAACAATTTAGCGTC